TTTGACCAGATGGTCTGGATGGCCTGCGTGAGGTTGCTGTTGGCACCGCTGTAGGCGGTGGGTGAACCGGATAGCGATCCGGTTCCGGTGATGGCGTTAGCCATGTTTTATCTCCTAGGGAGTACGTCGGGTTGGGTGGGACTTGCCTCAGCCGAACAGACCCTGATTGCGAGTTGCTGAGGCTTGCCCCAACAACTTGCTGCGGTGCTTGGCGTAATCGCTGAACGACATTCCGGCAATGTCTTCCGGAGTGAACTGTTGGTTGTCCGAATTAGTGTCCAAAGGTCCGGCGGCGGGGGCGGTAACCCGCGAACCCGCCATATCGCGACGCGCCGTCTGCATAGCAGACTGCGCTGAATCAAGGATGCGGGATGACCGTTCCTTGAGTCCTGCAATACTCAATTCAATCTCGTCTGGGGTTGACCCTGAGATCAAGTCGAGAAGTTCGGGAATGATGTTGTCTTGTTCTTCAGCAAGTCGCTGCTGACGGTATGACATCACCTCTTGGAACTGGCGTTCGTGATCGAGCAATGCAAAAGCCTTTTCGCGCTCTAGCCGCTCAGCCTCGAGCCGTTCCTGCCACTCCTTTTCTTTTGTTTCAAGGAGGGTTCGTACATCCATCTCTGCTTCGGCCTTGGCACGAGCCTCTGCCTCTGCCTCTGCCCGAAGACGCTCTTCTTCAGCGATGCGCTCGTCGCGCTCCTTCTTCAAAAGAGACAATTCTTCTTTCAAGCGTTCGACCTGCGGGTACAACTTGTCTTTTTCTTGCGCTCGGATACGGGCAAGATCGTCTTCGGTGTAGAACCGCTCACTCACGTCAGTTGAAACCTCAGGAGTAAAAGTCGAATGATTATCTAAAGCGGTGCTTGCCTCAACCTCGGCAACAAACGCTTCTGTGTCAAAACTGGGTACCGTCATTACATTCCTCTTTGAGTGTCAGTGGTCTTGTCCGAATGGCCGAAGCCGTGTCCCAAGTGACCTTCCGAATGGGTGTAGTACTAGCAAATCGAGTTGTAAGGCAGATGTCTGGCTAAAGCGTCAGTTCTTGCTGTCTTCAGAGTCTTGAATGTCGGGGTTTCTGCGTTGCGGCAACTTCGTTCCGTACGCATCGGTCAGCAGTTGGGTTTGAAGACCGAGCACTTCTTCCATGTTCATCTGCTGTGCCTGTGAGGGCTGGGTCGCAACCGGGTTACCTTCGGCATCGAGTTCGGGATTAGGCACTGCAGTGCCGTCAGGGCTGACAAGCATTCCCGTTGCATCATTGATTGCTTGGGTGATCTGCGCCTTAAGCAAGTTCAGTACGCCATCGGCCTTGGCATCGTCCATCAACTCGGCGCGAATCTCTGTCAACTTCTCGTCAGGGAATTCTTCGCCCAGCGTACGAAGCGCACCTTCCTTTGATTCCAAACCAAGAGCCATTTTGGCTTGAATTTCGTTGAGCGCGATCAACTTGTCTAGGGGAAGCGGAGGTGGGAAGTGCGAGATAGAGCGGTAAGAAATTGGGTCTTGTGGATCAAGAGCAGCAACTTGCATCGGCTTCAGCGGCGTGTTTGAGTTCGGGTCCCATCGAAGAACGTCCGGTTCTTTAAAGGCCAACGTGAGAAGAACTAGTTCGTTGATTCGCTCGAGTCCTTCGGCGTATTGCACGATCTTCTGCTGGTATCGGTTCATCAGCGGCTGGAACTGGATACTCAACGCCACACCTGAGGTGTTGCTGATGGGCTGCAACTGTCCCAGCGCTGTTTCAGGAACGCCAATCATTTCGTGCATTGATCGTTTGATCACCTCAAGGTATTGAAGTGCGCCCTGCAGCCCCGACCCACCACCTTCAAGGTTGAACACCGTCGCGTCCTTAGGCAAACCGCCCCATACTTTCTTGGGTCCCTTTTCCAATTGCGCTGCTTTGGCTCCGGTAATAACGGTGACCGGTGCTGCGTGGTAGTTCACGATGTCGGCGATGTCGGTAGCAACTTCGTTGTAGTTGCGATTCAAGACGATGATGTCGTGGCAGTCGCTCAGTCCCCACGGAGAACCCGACACCCGCACGTTGGGAATGTGAACGATGGGCACCATGCCTAACGGGTTGGGGCGCGAGTCGATCAACTCATCGTTGATGTATTCCTCGATGGTGTCATCGGTCAAGATTTCGGTGTAGGTGTACACCTGACGAGTTCCCTCGAGCGACGTGCCCCAAAAGCGATACTTCAATTTGAACCGGGTCAAACGCTCACGGTCATGCGGATGGAATTCTGGGAAACAGAACGACGAGTTCAGCGGAAGGATTCGCACTCGCCCCGGATGTACACGACCAACGCTGTCAGCAAAAGGCTCTTCGTAAGCAACCTTGACGAAACAGTCACCCGATACGCCTCCCTGCTGGCCCATTTCCCAAAGAACCTGCGCCTTGTCGTTGTCAACTTCCCACACTCGCTTGAGTGCGTCAGGGACGATGGCTTCGGTTTCTTTGGGCGAACGAAATTGAACGCCACGGCTGAAGGTGAAGTTAATGATGTAGTCGGTGAATGCCCTGAAGTAGTTGTAGACCATTTGGGATTCACCGGCTTCGCGGCGATAACTCCAATGGTGCCCTAGGTACATGGCCCAGTTCAATGAATAACGGTTGAGCCGGGGGCCGTGTACCTCAAACTCTTCATCGGCCAGTTCAACCAAACCCAAAGGGCTGATTGAAATGGTGAGGTCAGAAGAGGCCGCGCGATATGAGGGAGGAGCGAAGTCGATTGACACCTAGGCTCCTTAGTCCTTGTCCTTGTTCTTCTTCTTCTTTACGAGAGTTCGCGGGTTAGTCGAACCCTCTCTCTTGTCCTTCTTGACTTTGAAACGTTCGTCCACATCTTTTTCAGATGCAACGAACTTCCCGCCCGACTGGGTGTAGTGGTCGTGTACCCACTTCGCAGCGGTCGGTGAAGGCCATACGTGATAGCGGGCCTTGGCCTGTGCCACGTACATGTTCCACAGTTTTTGGTTTGCGGGAATCTGTGCCATAGGTGCTCTCCTATACGACCTCGGCCCCAAGGGATGTCTTGGGGCCGAGGCCTTACGGGCGCTGCGTCAGTCGACGACCAGCGCGGGGTTCATACGCTGCTGGCGGGCGCCGTTACGGATGACCTCTTCGTAGGTCACCTCTGCGTAATCAGCGAAAGAGCCGCGAGCAAACTCTCCGAGGTAGGCCGGAGCCTCGACCCATGCGGCAGAGCCGACGTGTGCGCGCTCCTGCATGGTCTCTTCGGGGTACTTCTCAAAGACGTTAACGTTGTGGTTTGGGCGACCGGGAGGGGTCATCAAACCCTGCATGACTCCCTTCTGGAAGTCATTCGGAATGTCGGTGTCGGTCGACAAACCTTCTTCAAACCTAAGTGGGCCGCGCTGTCCGGGGATAGCAGCCGCAAACTTGCGCTCGTATACAGCGCCCGGATCTTCGGGGAACTGCGGAGCAGGGCCGATGGTCGAAGCCATTTATGTTTCTCCTTCAGGAAGAGGGTGAGGTCCTCGTGTTTAAGTCTCTTGGCAACGACGGGCGGCGTCAGCGCTAACTGCTACTTGAAGAAGGGATTGTTTGATACCTCAACGGTGGGCATTACAAGGTCTTGGGTTAGAGCGCAGGCGATTGCGAGGCTATCGACGTAGTCATCGTGGGCGTGTGCTTCATCGGGGGCAGCGACCATCATGTTGGGTCCTTTGAAAACTTTTTCGGCGTCAACCATCTGTTGAAAGAACCGTTTCCATGTCCTCAACCTGCGCGTCTTCGCGTGCGCGGGCCAGCCCACCATCTTTCGTTGAATCAATGCCTGAAGGTGTTTCCAGCGCTTTGACTGCTCACTTTGATTACTCAACAGGGGAATTACTTCGGCTCGAGGCAAAAGCAACGTCAGTCGCTGAGCAATAGCGTCGCCCACGCCCTGAGCATCGACCCCTACGGCTAACACGTCGTAGTTTGCGAGGAAGTTGACGATCTGGAAGTACTGTTCTTCCCAATCATCGCCTTGAATTTCGAGCCAGTTCAGTACTCGATGGTCGTAGTATCCAAATTCGTCGGGCCGGTCCCAGTCCACCCATACGACGGTGACAACCGTGGAGTCCATCTTGCGAGCCGGGTCAATGCCCACCACGACCGGCGTTCGGTGCCACGTCTTCACTACCTCTTGCGATGTGTCGCCCAGTTCTTCCATCGCCGTTTGAGTGATGAACATTCCGCGTTCCAACAGCCATTTGCAGTTGTAACTCATTTGGAATTCATCAGAGTCTTCGCCAATGCGAAGCATCTCTTTGCGGATGAACTTGTCGTAGTTAGCGTTGGTTCGCGCAACGTCGCGCCAGTCCCATTGGAAGTGATTTTGGCGCATGTTGCGGTTGGTTTGGCGGCGCTTGTTCAACTGAATGCTGCGGTAAAAGTTGTTCTTTGATGTCGTAGGTGTGCCGGTTTTGACAATGGTCGCGTTGTAGTAGGCACCCATCGGGCTAATGCTTTTGGCTACGACGAAATCATCTGCCTCTTGACACTCGTCAATCACGATGAGGTGGAAAGACTTCGATTCAATTTTTGCTCGAGGATTGGCCGTCATCATCAGGATCTGCGACCCGGACTTCTTAAGTTTGATTCCCTTAGTGATACCCGGAGTTCTGCCGGTGACATCGTCGATCTCGGGATCACCGAGCACTTCGATGGCGCGCTCAGAGGTTAGGCGAGAGACGGTTCTGCCGAACAAGGTTTCGGCCTGCGATTCGACCGGAGCAAACATGCCAACCCATAGGCCATCTTTGAATTTTCCCAACAAATCAGGGTAGATTCGGGCAAGGCGTGGAAACAGCACCATCAGGGTAGCCACGACGTTGGCAATGGTTTCGGATTTTCCGGACTGGCGGGCAGCGAGCGCCGTGACCTCTTCGCCGTCATTGATGATGATGGACTCGATGATCCGGCGCGCTAGCGGCTTTTGATACGGGTGGAGGTCGTGGCCCACCAAGACGACCATGAACTGCATGGTCTTTTCCACTAACTGGGCAACGAACTCTTTTGATAGTTCGTCCAGTTCTTCTTCCGGCTCAAATTCATTTGGGGAAAGTTCTTCAGATGCCGGGTATATGTCTTCTGGAAGAACGTCAAGTTCTTCAAATTGAGGTTGGGCGCCCATCTGACCAGACTGTCAATCAGATGGGCGCCCTGTCCTTGCTAAACCCTTTTTAGAGTTCGATATACCAAAGAGTGCGCGACCCCGTACGACAAAGACACCGCGTGAGGACTAACTCCGCTTTCAACAAGAATTTTCCACTCGTCGTTTCTTACTTCGAGTTCTGTTGCCGCCGGTTCGAGGTAGCACCACTCAGAGCAGTAGACGGCGTTCCTCAAAGCCTTGTTGAATTCCGCGTATGCAATCCTTCGCCGACAGGACGAGCACCTTACATCGTAAATGTACGTAGTGGTGTCAGGCATTGATTTCCCCAATGATGGAGTCTGCAATGTCGTTGAGCGCCGCCTTGTTCTCGATAGGTATCCAGTACCCACGACCGTAGGCCTCCAGTGAAGGGATGTAGTCGCGGAATTCCAACACCCGCACACCTTCCACTTCCACTGACCTGACGTGGGTTTCTAGATCCTGTGCTTT